GTGCTTTCGATTACACACTGTCATTGTTGGTTGACAGATACCCCAGGCCACGTTAGCCTTATTATGCAATCTGGTATCATCAGCAGGTTTCTCACCTATCGCCTTAATTAAAAGGTTTGCTGACTTTTCTAACCTCCATCAATACGTACCAATAGTATTGACTTAAAATGTGCGGTTAGTCTATCCTTCGATTTCTATACGAATTAACGTATAGAAGTGTCCCGAATAGAGTTTAGTAATGTTCTTTGTAGAGCTTAAAGTGCTCTTTGATTGTTGTGAGAATAGCACGCGTCAAGTGATAAGCAAGTTCATCTTGCTTTTTATCATTTAACGAGGATGCTTTGAGTTTAACAATCTTGATTGCAATCGGTTTTACGATCTGATAGAACAAGTTATAATACTTCATCTTAAATCTTATTTAATAATGATTGAGTTGATCAAGTAGTTCTTTGCGCTTGGTGTCTTTAGGGTAACGTTTTACCCATTCTTCCAGATACAATGCTAGATTGGTTTCTTGCATCGCATCTAGTCCTTTTACTTGAACAATAGTATCTTCTTCAGTAGAGAATCCACGTTTGAGTATGTCGAACCCTTTCTTACAATGAACTGTTAGTAATTCCCCCGGGATTCGAACCAAGATTGTTAAATCTCTTTAATAGTTTTCCTAGTATAACTATTAAACGCTTCTCCTGAGTAAAGTCAGGCGCATTACCGATGACCCGCTAAGGTGCTTATGCTAAGGGAATTATATTTAATAAAAATAAAGCCAAGTCTATTGTAGCTTTTTTTCGTACTGGCTAAACCAGATAGACTTGTTCGTACTTAATAGCAGCGATTTGCAGTCAGCGCCATTAAGCCTTATTGAACCAGCTATAGGATAGTTATATGTCATAGATACGATTTGCGGTCGCAGCTAATTAATATAATATCGTACTACACGGTTTACATAACCGCACTGGTTAAGACTTTCGTCTTGAGCTTTATTTAATTATTGAAAGGTGATTTGACTTCTACACTTGTTTCTATTCCCACGGCAATTTCGGTTGCCGGATGGTGTACTCGCGGAATTTATAAGGATTGTGGAAATCCTTATATTTGCGATCAAAGGGATTGTACCCTTCAACCATCTTATATCCCACGGCTTCAGTCCATTTGGTTTTGGGTACGTGGTTAGTACGGCTTTTATAGCGGAACAACTTAAAAAAGTTGTACCACGTTGGCCATACTTTGAATACTTTAAAGAACGCTAGTTGTAAACTGTACATGACGTTGTGTGTTTTGAGGTTAGTGACAATTAACAACATTAGTTTCACTCTTGCGAGTTACTTATCTCCTTTGCCTCGTAACGGCTGTTGTTGTAAAGGAGTACCACAACTAGTGTGGCTGTAACAGAAAATGTTCTGCTACAAATCGTCTAAATGACGAATCACATAATCCGCCGGCTCTTGCAAATATGACGTATCAATAGCGTCATACTTCGTGTAGCCAAGGATTTTTCCGGTTTTTATGCTGATCTTAGCATAAGGGCCGATGATCGTCGGCCATACCTCAATCTTTTCAAGCATTACCCGGCAGCTATTGTCCCACATGGACCGCTGGATCGCCTGCTTCTGAATACGACTGATGTTTTCTTGTTCAGTTCTGTGGCTAGCCATGCTAGTCAACAGATAATCGTTTAGGATTTCCACTTTGCCTATTTCCTTATCGGCAATGGCCTCCCGCTGAAGGTTCAGTAGGAATATTTGAAATTTATGTAAACTCATGATGTTGAGATTTTAATCTTGAGTAATAAGAAGCAGTGGTAGCCGCTGATGACTACCACTTTATTCTTCTTTGAATTACAAGCCAATCATGTTGGAGTCGTCAGACTTCCACATTAGTTCATTGTGCTTACGGTCCTTACCAGTGTAAGTTCCTAATTGCTCAATGTCCCAATCGGAACGATCGTACTCATTGATTAGGTATTCTAATGCGTCTTCTTGCGAAGCAGCAATTAAGATAACCTCTTCAATTCCTCCAACTTCAAACTCTCTTGTTTCCCCTAAAAAGATAAACATAGCAATTGTTTTGGTGATTTTACCAGTAGTTGCTATTTATCTGTTGGTCCATACTATGTAGCATGGAATGGGTTTGAAGAGATGGTAGGTGTAGTGGTTGAGGGCTTGAGGTTTTACTCCTACCCCACAAACACACTAAAAAAAGGTTAAATCCCCTGTCTTACGACGTTAGATTTAACCTAAAACGTATTGTAGTACTCGAAATAGTCATCAAAGACTGTCTTGTTGTAGTAATTGATTCCGTGATATTTACACGCATCAACGTATTCTTCGTAATTCTTAAACTCTTGCCTGAGTAACCTCCGAGCAATGTCTAAGTGGTACAGCCAGTAGCTGTCGTCGATGTTATCCACATTTCCGTGATAACGAATTAATCTCTGCTTGTCCATGATTCGATGTTATACGGCTCTGAAACGGTAGAGCCATTAAAAAAAGGTAGTGCACTGCCCCGAAGGACAGCACACACCCGGAAGATTACGCTTCAGCCTCAGCGGCGTCGATCTGACTGACACCAGCGCCAAAGATGGCACCAGCAATACTGTCGGTCTTGCTGATCCGCTCACCCTGCGTCAAACTCGACGCGATTACCAGGAGTTCCGGTTGCTCCGGGTCCTGTGTGTCGATCAGGCGAATCGGATAGCGCTCACCGACCTTCATGAGGGGCACCAACTTACCGTCGGCGTCTTTGGTGTACGTACGCTCGTCGTCTTCAACGGTAGACTCGAAGAGCGAAGCTTTGTAGATCATGGCCGTCGGGCGCATGGTCTGTACTTCACCCGTAGTCGGATGCGCTAAATCAATAGCGAACGTCCCCAAGTAGTAAGGGGTGTCGTTGCTATTGGTAAGTTCGGTGCGGAAGTTGATGTCGAGGGCGACACCATCGGTGTGGATCTCCGGATGGTTGGTCTCCGGATTAATAATGACCTTTTGCATGGCAAAACGGTTTAGAAGGTTAAAGAACTACCGTCCGGAAGAGTACCGGGGGTAGCAAAAATTAGAAAAAGTTCCGGGGGAGTGATGTTAGGAACCCCCACACGTATACTACACGTATACTACACAAGTAATATTTAATCACCCCCACACGGGATACATTTTCAAAAACCCCTACTCTTCCTCCAACAATAAATCATCATCAAGCATTTGTCTCAAATCATCCAACGATGGAGCAACTACATGTCTGATTTCATCCCATGTAAATGGCTCACAAGTAATAATTTTACTCTTACCCGTAAGATAATTAACGTTAGTACCGTTCCAACAGGTTTTCTTTAACATTGAGGTTATTAAGTCGTTAACCTCATCTACGCGCACTAATTGATAATTGTTTAACATTACAATTGTTCCTGGTTTCATATCAATTCAATTTTATCAGGCTGTCGTCCACCCTTTTGTCCCATGAATAGTAGTATTGTGCATGTCGGATTATTTTGCCAGTCTAGTCCAAATTTTACTACATTAAATTTTTCTAAGAATTCCACTGTTTCATCGATGCGTAGTGTTCCGGTTACCCAGTTACTTATGAATGATTGGTACTCTGGATCGTATCTAAAGGTTATTGTTCCCATTTCAAATTTTTCACTTTCAGGAAGCTTATATCCTACTGTACCTAAAGTTATAACTGGTTTTTCTATGTGATATAGTAATTCTTTGTTATTTATTTTTAGTCTCATATTATTTTTAATTGTTGATGGGGGGGGGTATCTTAATCGATCACCTGCATCCAATTAAGTAATGATTTGTAGTTATACGCGCTTAAGAGTTGTTTATTTTTAATTATTACTTCGTTGCGTTTTTGATTATGTACACTCAACAATGCGTTAACAATACTTTCTACGCTTGTTGGATTTACGTATTGGTTCAACCAGTCTATTTCATTACTTACTATAATTGGTACTTCCATGTGTACAAAGTCTGCACTTACGATATTGAAGGTTTCAGTAAATGATACTTGTAGACCGTAATCCATGTGTTTTACAAGATTCAAAAAGTCTTTATGTTCTAACCAGTTTATGATTACTAGTTTGTGTTCATTTTCAAATAATGCTTTAATATTCTTCATCACTTGTTTACCTGTATTACCTGCTGGGTTCATGTACAACACTAGCTTTTTATTAATTGCTTCCGCAAACAATATTGCTGCAATTGCTTGTGTGTAAAAGTTTTTAAATGGTCGTACTGCACCGAATAGACCAATATGCACTTCATCACATTCCTTTATAATTACTTTTTCTCCTATAAATAATTCAGGGTTATATACATTAGGGAGATACACAAATTTACCTTTTTTAAACAGCTTACTTAATACGTCTACGTCTTCTTTACTATTGGATGCAATCCAGAAGTTGTTAAAAGCAGTTTGTAGTTTTACATAATCACTTATCCATTTAGTTGCAATACCTTCAGTAGATAAGAATGAGAATTTAGAATGAATTCGTACATACCATTTTCGATTTATATGTTCTGGCATTAATAATAGTTCAGTCCATTTGTATGGAGGGATGAATAATGCTTCAGTTATTATAACGTCGGCATTAAAGTCTTGTACTTCTTTATCAATGCTATTGCTATCTGTTACACTAACTACTTTAGTTCTGTATCCATAATCGTTTAACGCATTAGCTAAAAACTTTGCAGAGTTACTTAATCCCGCACTAGCATATGTATATTGGCCATTAGAATTATACACATTGTTATCTCTACTTATAAATAGAATTGAGGGGAGAGGCAAACTCATGGTAATAAATTTAATGTGGTGAAAGGATATATTCGATTATTTTCTATTGTTTTAGAATTAGCAAGCTTTTTACATCTTAAACAAAAATCTATTGTACATTTTCCCGCACTAGGCTCAACTAAGCCACGTAAACTACAGTATTCTTTTACGTCTGGATTTTTAATTGTTTTCATATTTTTCTTTTATGTTAGTTATAGACATACCAAGGGTTATTAAAACCCAAGGCATTTTGAATTTTAGCGTTACTCATTTTATCAACCCTGAGTAAATGGGCTTATTTTTAACATACAGTTTATGTTTGCTTTTAGTATGTAATGATTCCGCTCACAGGCGTAGGGTCGTAGAACGTTTCCCATCATCTTTGCACCCTGTTTCTAAGAAACGGGCGTTACATACATTATTACAATTTAGTCTGTATCGTGATTTACGTTTACACGACTACTAGGAGTCCTTATCAACCCCAAGCTTTCCTTGGCATAATTTCAGGGCTAATAGTCGGATAAACACTTGCTTCTATGTGGTTTTGGTAAGGTGCAAGCTCAAAAACCTTCCGTTGGGTACAAATATACAAAACTTTTTTTACTAGGTACTTTTTCATTTTCTAAACAAGATTTGCTAATAAAAACTACCCTACTAAAAATGAAAAACCCCCTAGTAAAACTTTCTTTGTATATTTGTATCAAAGTAACGAAAAAACTTATGAATCATGGTATTTAATTTACTAAATCAAAACATCTTACGTGATGTGGAGACACCCACCGAAATTACTGAACAAGAATTTTGGAAACAGTTTTTTATTTTACAGGGGTTGTCAAAACCTGTAGACTTAACTAATAAAGAAATAGAGATATTATCAGATGTTTTATCTCGTAATCCAGATACTAATTGGTTTGACTATCCTTATTATGAAGAAGTAACGAATAAGTACGAAATGTCAACAGTTTATTTTAAACAAATTTTCTACTCTTTACGTAGAAAAGGTGTTATATACACCGATGACAATAAAGTAACTTATTTTAATAAGAGCTTAGAACAGTTCCAAAGAAAAATGAAAGAATATTTTCGGGAACACAGTAATAAAGTTTATTTCTTTTACCCGTATAAAATTAATAATAATGCTACAAAAGATAATGAAGAAACTACTCACGACGATCAAGAAGAATAAATTGGTCCCAACACACTTATTACTTTCAGATCATGATATTGCGGGATTAAGAGAAGAATTAGAAATTAGGTACGATGTAGATATTACTGAATTGTATGGTATTAAACTTATTATTAAGCCTGATGTAAAAATGACATTTTATTATGGAAATAAAATCCTGGGATGATGTATTTAAGGCTGTTCAGGTAGAAGCTAGACAAAAAGATTTACCTAGACTAAAAGAAGAAGATATTAAAAGGTTGCATAATAATTTATGGGAGGGTATAAGATATTATCTCTTTAATCCATTAGAGGCACCCAGAGGTATATTACTTAATACTTTTTTAACTTTTTACATACGTAAGTATTATATAGAAAAAAAAATTAATCAAGACATTTCTGAACCACGTAAAGAATTATTTAAAAACATTAAAAAATTATGGCAAAAAAGCGGAAAAAAAATTACTCAATGAAAGATCAGTTTCATAAAGATCAAGTGAAACAACAACCAACTAAATCTTCGTATTCTGAAGCACGTTCTGTAGAAGAATTTCAGTTTGATCAAGAGTTTCAAAATAAGATTATTGCTTATAATGAAAATATCAAAACGTTTCATCCTCGTTATACTAGTATTAACCCTCGGTTTAATGAGGTGTTAGTACGCGCATATCTTAAAGAACTTACTCAAGATGAAAACGGTTTATATTCTTCTAACATGGAATTTCTTCCTGTAAAGACTCAGAACAAAATTGCCGATCATGCTTTTACACCTAATCCATTTCCTTTAACTCGAAAGGCAGTAGTAGTTGCACTACCTAAGAATTATAATGGTGATTTAAAAGAAGGACAAGATGTTTATTTACGTCATCGTCCAGTTGTAATCGCACAAGGTAAAGCTAAAGATGGAATTATTGTTATTGAGAATGCTTTCGTACATCCTGATAAAAAACAAGATTATCTTAATGGTTTTCCCGAATCTCCTGATGATGAAAACTATGGTTATCTAATGGTAGATGATTATGGTATCCAATTAACTATATAAATTAATTTATTATGAATATTCAACAAACTGTAGAATTTTTTGATGCAGGGATTGCATTAAAAGAAGCAATTAAAATTAGCCGTCAAAATGATGGTAAAGTTAACTTTCCTGGTGATCTGTTAAACTTTATTGGTTTTCTCACCGCACTTCCCGCTGCATTAGATGGCTTAGATGAAATTCCTAAAGAATTAGATGATCTAGATCAAGCCGAAATTGATGTATTGACTGAACGTTTTGGTGAAATTGTAGCCGATGAGCGCTATCAACGTGTGTTTAAAGGTTTAGCAATTGCCGGTGATGCAATTAATGAAATTGTATCGCAAGAAATCGAAGAGGCAGTTACTCGTCCCAGTATTGATACTATTAGCGTCGAAGATGATTCAATATCAACTAAGTAATTTACTAAAGAAGAGGGTTATTCCCTCTTCTTTTCTCCTTTTAATTAAACAATTATGGAAATTAGAATTAGATGTAAAGAATGCAAACAGTTTTTTACTAAAAATAATTCTACTCACGCAAAGAAAGGATTCTGTAGTCCTGAATGTAGACTATTACACAACTTACCCAAATGAAACTAAAATCAATTACAATAAATAATATTAAGTTATTTTTATTAGCTCAGTATCGCAAGTTTATTAAACAAGAATATAATAGAATATTTACGCAAGATAAGATTGATGATATGTTATACAAAGTATCACAATGCTCTAAATGTTATAATAATGGTATTATGGAATGCTGTGGTTGTAATTTTAAGGATGCACTATTAACTAATAAACATTGTAAACACGGTAAATTTTGATAATCATAACTACACTATTTTACTTAGTAATATATTTTATATTGACTGCAATAATTAATTATGCAAAACATAACTAAAGAAGAATTAGATAAAATTGGTTGGAAAAAACTTTATATAGATATTAATCAAGATAATCCCGGTAAGTTTACTAAACAAGTAATTTTATATAACCCTAGTTATATGTGTCCTGAAGATGGTTTTATATCCTTTTCGTCTGATACGTATTATGAACCGAAGGTAGATTTAAAAACACTTGAAAAGTTTAATATTGAAGCAAAGCATTTTAAGTTTGTTAATACTAACAAAGTAATAGAAGATTTGTATTTTGATAATAAAAACTTAACTGATAAGTTAGATAAAATTCAACAGGCTATTCCCGAAAAAAGAAATATTTTATGGTATTTGTTAAAAGCTAAACAAATCATTGAATTAATTTTATCAATCTTAAATTCTCCAAATGTTTACACAATCAAACAACGATAAGTCTGCAAATAATATTGTGCTACCGTTTCAAGTAGAATCAATTAAAGTTGTTAATACTGGTTTTGGCGATGAAGAAGTTGAACATATTAAATATATTGATGAAGACTTTGTTGAATTAACTGATTCAGTATATTGTGTTTATGATAATGGAATGGGAGGAACAATATCTTCTCCAACAACTGATTTTGCTTGGAGCTTTTCTGAACAAAATACTTTCTTACCTTATGTTCTTATTACTTTAAAAAATGAAAATTAATGTTTACACAATTAACAAAGACGTTCAAGACTAGTGATTTATACACAGAACATCTAGTTCATTTTGAACATGATAATTCTAAATCAATTAAGTCAGTTACAACATCGTGTGGTTGTACCAATCATACCATTAATGATCAAGCAATTACACTTAATATATCTACCCATCGTGTAGATAATATCCTACCAAAGCATTCTACTAAAGACAACTACGACAAAACAGTTACAGCTAAAGTTACTTATGCGGATGACACCCAAGATACTTTAACCGTAAAATTAAATATTTATCGACATGAAAAGTTGGATAAAAATAAACAAGAAGTTTCACCCGGAACAGAATTTCTGGGAACTTAATCCTCAGTTAGCTTATATAGAACCTTTTTCTGAATTATACGATACAGACGAAGGTGGTTTAGAGTCTTCAAATTATATGTGGGCCGTGTTTTTTATGCAAGACAATGATGAAGAAGAAAACTTACTTTATCGTTACCCCACAAAAGAACGCATTAAAGCAATTAAGAAGTTCTTTCCCGATATTGATCTTACTAATGAGCTTTATCGTAAAGCATTAAAAGCATACCCCTCTAAGTGTTTATCTTCTGTACAACGTGCGTTATTATTAGAACAAAAAGCTATTGAAAAGCGTACACAAGAAATTGATAAGATTGATTATTACGTTGATTATTATATGAAGGATGATCAGGGTAATTATAAATTAGATAACTCTGGTAAACCCATTCTTATTAAAGGCACATCTAAACAGTTAGATGATGTTTATAAAAATAGTGAGTTAATTTATACTCGATTAGAAAAGGCACTAGCTAAGTTTCAACGTGAAAAAGAAGAAGAAGCACGAGTTAGAGGTGGACGCAAGAAAACATTTTCAGAGAAAGGATTAGTATGATTGAGAATATTGGCACAATAAAGAAGATTGGTGATATACCTTTGTATACACTAAATACAGATTATATACGTATTGAGAATCTTCAACAATATATGCATAAGATTCTTCGTATTAATCCTTTAAATGAGATTAATTATATTGAATATTGGCAACAACAAAAGAAAATAGTTACTGAAGGTTTGTGGGGTCAAGAATCTCAAGGTTATCGTTATATGCCGGGCGCTTTATATTTTTATGGTAATTATACACTGATTCAGGATACTGATGAATCTAAAGTTACTACTTATATTAAACCTACTATTACTGATTTAGAATGGGAAATATTTTATGGATTAATGGAAGCAGAAGGTTTTTCTGGCTATTACGATGATGATATGTTTACATCTGATGAGTTAATATTTACGTATAATAAAAAGTTTCCCGAGACGTTTAGAGAAAGACAATTGTTTAATTCTAAAGGTGAAAAGAAACGTTATATTACACCTAGAGAAAATATACGTAAATTACATAAAAAACCTAAAGGTGTTCCTTTATGGTTTAATGAAGCTAAGAACTATCTTATCTTGGGTTCCCGTGGCGGAGGAAAATCTTATTCTGTTGCGTTAGGTAAAGCATTACATCAAATTGTTACGGATGGTGCTAATTATTATAATAATGGTGATTTTTATACATTACCTGATTATCAAGAAATACACGATAATACACTTGTTGAAATTGTTGTTGGTTCGGGAGATACTGATAAATCTTCTGAGTTTCTAAACAAGATTAAAGCATCTATGAACGTTTTAGCTATTAACCCTGCTTTTGGTGTATGGGGTGAACCTGGGGATGAGGACTATACGCCTAATCCTTTATATAAAGATATGGCTGGTTCACTAAGTCCTGGTAATAAAAAGAATCCCTGGCGACATGAATATAAGGTTGTATCTAAAGGTAGAGAAACTTATGATGGTACTAACTCTAAAATTTATCATGTTTCATATTCTGCTCAAAAAGCTAAGGGTAAGGGTGCACAAGCCGCTGCTGGTGGACGTACTAAATATTCTATTGTTGAGGAAACCGGCCTTACACAAAACGCAATTGATGTATACAATTCTAATAACAACATTGTTGCTCGTAATGGTGTACAGTTTGGCGTTCAGTGTTTTTTAGGTACGTCTGGTAATATTGATGCTATCCAACAGACTAAACGAATGTTTCTTAATCCACAGGATTATAATATTGTTGCCTACAAAGATTCTTGGGAAGGCATGGGTAAAGATGGAATGATTGGATTCTTTTTACCCGCATATCTCACTTATCGTCAATTTAAAGATAAAGATGGTAATACTGATTTTGCAAAAGCTTTTGAACACGTTTATCGTAACCGTAAAAGATTCTCTTCATCTGATGCTTCAGTGATTAGAGAAGAAAAGATGAACAGACCAATTGTTCCATCTGAAATGTGGTTACAAAGTAAAGGTTATTATTTACCATACGAAGAAGGAGTGACTAGAGAAAAGGCTTTAATAAAAAACAACGCATATTTAGATTTAGCATTACCCGTAACACTTAGTTTTGATTCTTATCAACCTAATGGTGTTGCTTATAAGATTGACAATAAAGCCGATCCTTTTTATAATTTTCCAATTGATAGTACTAAAACAAGTCACGAAGGATCAATTGTTATTTATGATCTACCTAAATTTGATGCACCTAATGATTTTTATTTCTTTACTCATGACCCTTATGTATCAGAGAATATTGATAATGGGGGTTCGTTAGGAGTTACTCATGGGTTTATTAGTCCTAAGTATTGGAATGAATATATGCCCCCTTCAGGACCAATGGTTTGTACGTATATTGGTAAACCAGAAAAAGGTTTATCGCAATATTATCTTAATCAAGAAAAGCTAATTCAGTTTTACGGCAATCCTGTGAGAGGATTAGCTTATGAGGCAAACAAAGGATCAGATTGTAAAAACTACTACATGAATAAGAATAAAGAATATTTACTTACGCTTAGACCCGTTGTTCATGATTCAAAAAGAATTTATTCTACAAGAGTAAATGAGTATGGGTATGTAGTAGGAAATAAAATGGATAAATTAGTTAAGTTAAAAAGATTAAATGATTGGTTACTAGAAGAATTACCAAACGGTTTAAGATTTATAGAAACGTTACCTTGTTTATTTTCAACTAAGCAAATTGTTGCTTATGAATTAGATGGTAACTTTGATGCAGTTTCATCAATGATAATGGGTGCGGTTCACGTAGGTATATTAGAATCGCAATTACAAACAGAAGCAATTAAAAAACGAGAAAAGAATGAACTTGTTTTTTTCTCACAAAATAAAATTTTCAATGAAAACGGAAATGATTTCAAAAGGTCAAGATTCAATCATCACTGGCCTAAATAAAGCTGCTAATATTATTACTTCAACAATGTCAGCTAATGGAAAAACAGTTATTATTAATTCTGATAATGATTTAAAGATTACTAAAGATGGTGTATCTGTTGCTAAAGAAATTAACTTACCTGATCCAATTGAAAATATTGGAGCTAAGCTTTTGATTTCTGCGGCAAAAGAAACAGTAGATTCAGTTGGTGATGGAACGACACTTACTTCTCTTTTGTTACAAAAGTTTGTAGAGTATTGCAAAGAAGATCATAAAAAATATAATATTCTTGAAAAGGAAGTTAAAAAGTGTATTGATCATATAAAACAACATACACGAAAAGTAAATACGCTTGAACAGATTAAAAATATTGCAACCACTGCTTCTAATTCAGAAGAAATTGGTGAATTGTTTAGAGAGATTTATGAACAGACTGATTTTGATATTATGATTGAATTAGAAGAAACCGAAGAACCTTATACTCGGTACGAAGTAGAAGCAGGATTAAAATTCGATTCTGGTTTTATTCATCGCTCGTTCATGACTGATCGTAAAGCTGAACGCACAGTTTATGAAGATGCTTACATACATATTTCTTCGCATCCCATTCGTGGTATTCCGCAAGAATATCAAAATTATTTAAGCACAGCATTAAAGGAACAAATTCCTTTAGTTATTATTGCACCAGACTTTTCCGATGCTTTCTTTCGTCAGGCTTCTATGTTGCGTGTTAATGAAGGTGCTCCGGTGTGTTTAGTTAGAACGCCTGGTTACGGTATGGGACAAGATAAAAATATGGATGATTTACAAGCTTTTTTATCGGAAGATTCTTCTTGTGAAAAAGTAGTAATCGATGATTACTCTTGTATTTTTTATAATTCTTATCATTCTCACTTAGAAGAACGTCGTGAAGAATTAAAGCATAAATGGGAAAACGCAATCGAGCCTTACGATATTGAAGATTATAGAAATCGTTATTATCGTTTAGGTAATAATATTGCAGTTATTTACGTTGGTAGTCCTACTAAAGAAGCAATGAAAGAACAATATGATCGAATTGAAGATGCAATCGGTTCCGTACAATCTAGTATTAAATATGGATTTGTACCGGGTGCTGGTAGTATTCTTTATCAGTTTGATTCTGAATTATCTGTATTTAAAGAACCTACTTATAAAATTCTACAAAATTCCAATGTAGAACTTGATGATATTAATGAATTTTTATTATCAACACCTAATTTTGGATATTCTATTCACACTAACTCAATTGAAGACTTAGTTGAAGCTGGTGTATTAGATTCTGCCCGAGTATTAATTGAAGCATTACTCAATGCTTTATCAAACACTAAGTTGATAATTAATACTAACTACTCTTTATATAATGTACATTAACGAACTTTATTCAAATAATACCGAACCAAAAGAATATAGCTTGGAATGGTATAAACACAAGATTAATACTGTAATTCCTGAATATGAGGATTTAGAAGATATTCACAAAATGAAGCTTGCTTATGATATTTATCATGACGATCTTCGTGCTCTTCAGAAAGAATTTGAAGAGTTTTGTAACCCACTCGGTGAGAGAGATAATCTTACTAAGGTTAAACCTTATCCAGTTCTTCATAATAAAATTAATATTTTAAAAGGAGAAATGTATAAGCGTGAAGATGATTTATCTATTGTTAATCTTTATCAAAGCTTGTTAAAAGAAAAGAACGAACAGATCAGAGAAAATATTATAGCAAAGCTTCAGCCACAAATACAAGAGTTTATTGAAAAGATTCAGCAAAATGTTGCTCCCGAAGAACTAGATCGTTACGTAGAAGAAGAACAAAAAAGAATTCAACCCGAAGATATTGATGTTAAAAACTTTAAACATGATTGGGAAATCTTTTGGGAAAAAGCAATTCGACTATGTAAGCATCAACAAGGCATTAAACATAAAAAAGTTGAAGCGTTAGAAGATGTTTATTGTGCGGATAGATTTTTTGTTTATTCTGGTTGGCGTTATGGTAAACCCGTTCTTGAATTACGTAATACACTATTTACTGCTTTTTCAAAAGCTAGTAATGAACACTATGTTAATAAAGGTGATTACGTTGCTTATCGTAAAGCTAGAACTTATGATGAAATCTATCAAGATTATCAACATCTACTTACTGATGAGGAATTAGAACGCATTAGACGTAAATATGGTTCTTCTATTTACGATCAGAGCAATGATGTAATGAGTGGTAAAGCTAAACCATTGCGTGATTTAATTGATGAGTCTATATTTTCCCGTGTTGAAGATCATCCTAACTTACACTATCGTCCTGATAAACATATTGGTCATTCTCAATCAAGAGCCGGGACTGATTTTAGAGATAATTTAATTTGGGAAACTCATTTTGAGTTTAGACATTTTGAAGATATTATCTTTTTACATTATCACGATGATTACAATGAAGAAATTATTTTAACTTTACCTGCTGATTTTGAAATCCCCAAAGATGCCAATAAAGTAAAATTTGTTAATCGTTTTGGTAATAAATCAGTTAAGTATATATGGACTGAAGACGATGTTGAGTATCAAGCTGAAAAGCTAAAGATTCCTATTAAACACGAAGTAGTGCGATTAGAGGGCGATATTTACCCTATCTATCGTCGTGTTCCACATCAACAAATTGATGTTAATGATCCGTATGGTAGTTTTAATCTATCTACTTTTGGTTGCGTCTTTACGGCACGAAATGCTCGATCTATTTCTCCTTTACAAAGAGTATTACCCCTTTATATGCAGTATCTTTATGTAAAAGATTTAGAGAATCGAGAACTTAGAAAGTATCAAGGTTTCATTCAAAACGTTGATGTTGATCAAATTCCCAAGCAATTAGGTCAGGATATTGATGGTAATGATTTACGTGACCCAATTAAAGTGTGGTTAACGTATCGTAAAATGGAAGGTTTGAATTTGTATTCTGGATCACAGACTACGAATAATATGCCACCACCCCCTACTAGAAGTCCAGGATCAACAGCACATATTATTGGTACTGCTGCCGAAATATTCAATCTTCAACAGTTTTTAGGATTAATTGAAAACGAAATAGGTATGGCATTAGGCGTTCCTCCACAACGAGAAGCACAGTTTTCCGCTAATTCTAATGCTTCCGATAATCGTCAGGCATTGTTACAATCTTATCATATTACTGAACCCTACTTTGCAAAGATCGACGAAGTATGGCGACAAGCTATTAAAGACTGGTTACATAACTTTAAAACTTATTGTAAAAATGAATTAGATCGTAACCCTAACAATCTATTATTTTCTTATGTTCTTCCTGATGGAACGCAAGAACTTTTTGAAGTAACTCCGTATATGCTTCAAGCAGGTGATATTGATTTACATCTTAAGTCTTCTTCTAATCGTAAAGAGTATAATGAGTATATGCTACAATATTCGCAAGCGTTTGCACAGAACGCAGGTGAAGGTGTTGAGGCTGTATCTGAAATTATTTCTGCTATTACTGCTGGTAATTCACCAGAAGAAACACATCGTTTAATTCAGATTCGTGCTAAGCAGCTACGTGAGTTCCAGCAACAAATGGCTGAACAAGAGAAACAAGCACAGCTAGAATTATTGGATAAGCAGGAACAAATGAAGGTTGCTGAACATCAACGTGAGCTTGAAAAGATAGAATTAGAAGAAAGATTAAAAGGTGAATATGACTTGCAAAAAGAAAGTTTAAAGAAAAGTGAATAATATTTTATAAAATATTATATATTATATAATATTACGAATATTTAAAAAACTTATTTATTAAATTTGTAAAAACATAAAAGGAAAAATTATGGAAGAATTTTCAATTGATGCAATTATTCCTTCTTTAGATGATCTACCTTCCAAGCCGGAAGTTGAAGAACAAGAAGAAGAACAAGAAGAAATTGTTACTCCTGTGGAAGAGCAGGAAGAAGAACCAATTATACAAGAAGATACTATAGAATCTGATTCAGATGCCAATGCTGATTTAGCTGCATTATACTATCAAGAATTAGTCGATCAAGGTATTGCTCCCGAAAGTGAAAAAGAAAACATTACTTGGGATGATGTACATAGTACGATTGAATCCTATAAAACTGAGCTACCGAATCAGATTGTAAATAATATTGTAAATCAATCCCCTGATCTAGGGAAAGATTTAATTGATTACGTATTAACTAAAGGTTCTGAACTAAGTAAGGAAGATTTAAAAGAGTTTTATTCTACTTACTTAAACGATATTACTGCTCCCGATAATATTAATGATGAAGATTCAGCACGAGGATTTTTAGTAAAAACTTATGAAGATAAAGGATTTACAAAAACACAAGCGGAGTCTGCTGTTGATGCTTTAGAAGATGATAATGTAGATATTGTTGAAAAAGCAAAAGAACTTGCAAAAAATCGTAAATCAAAAGAGTTACTTGATCAAACTAAGGAAAGTGTTCAACAAAAACAACAGCAACAACAAGCTTTTATTAATCAATTAGGTGAAGAACTCAATCAACTCGATTGGCGACCTTCACGAATTAGAAAGCTTAAAAATGAATTAGTATCTGGAAATACTAATCAAACATTACAAACCATTATTAGCGATCCAAAAGGATTAGTACAATTGGCTAATATTCTAACTTATTACGATGCAAAAACTAATACGTTTGACTTAAGTGACTTTACGCAACAAGCTCAAAGTCAGAAAAAGAAGTCTTTAAAAGATCGTATTAATCGTGATATGTTTAGTTCTGCTGGAAGCGGTAATGGTAAACAAAAAGAAAAAATAACTCGCGGTGGGTTAAAACCTATAATTTAATATTAAATGGCTAGAAAAACTGCTTTAGAAACAATTCAGCGGCAGTCGTGGGGTGGTACTTATTTCGATAGTATTACTCACGCCGCTATGTTCCGTGCTTATAAGCCTTATAACTTTGGCGTTAAGTCGGCACAGCTTTATGCTTCACAATTAGGTAGTCACCTAATCAACAAGAAGTTCACATACTATACGGTCGCTAAAAAGAACGTATACATGCTTCCTGGTGGTGTAGATGATTATCAGTGGAGTTTAACTACGGCAACGGATGTTGATTTCCGTATTTCTGAACAACTTAGTGCTGATGCTGCATTAGTTGGTAAAGGTAAACAACGCTTTAAGTTTGCACTAGATCGTAACTGGGTTCATGAACCCGTAATTCTCAAAACGGAAAATAGTAATCTTCCGGGTATTCGTGTCATTGGTTATCCGAAACAACGTTCGGCTAACTCTTATGAGTATGTAGGTGAACTACAAACTAGTGACATGAATGCTTATATTCCGGTTAAATATCTACAACCGGGTCGTCGTCTGATCGATCTCACTACTTCGGTAAGTGATGAACTGAACCAAAAGTATGGTGGTGATCAGTACGGTGAAATGTACAAACTGCAATCTTGGGTTGGTAACTTTGCTCGTAAAGCTGAGTTCTCTGACAAATTCATTCGTACTGAGATTGCTTGTCGTAAAGAAGGTCGTCGCATGCCTCAAAACATGGGTTACAGCATTGCTGGTAAAACCTATTATGATGGTGCGATTGGAGTTGGTTATGTTTATCAGCAAGACTTTGAGACTAACGAAAGTAAGAAAATCACTAAAGGTGTATTCGTAACGCAAGTAGAAGCTCGTCTTGAAGAGCGTCTAATGCGTGATCGTGAAATGAATATGGAATTCGGTAATATTGAAAAAACTACCGATAATGATTCTGGTCGCACTATGAAAGTAGCTAGCGGTTGGCGTCAGATTGTTCGTGATGGTCACTACAAAGTTCACAATGGTAGCTTAACGCTTACCGAACTTCGTGAATACCTTGCTGAGATTTTCTTGACTCGTAAAGACTTCCCGGATCGTAAGATTAAGCTTGCGTCTGGTGAAGCTGGTGTAGAATTCTTACATCGCTTGATTGCCGCAGAAGCATCGCAATTCCAGTATATTGATACGCTCTTTACTGAGAAGCGCAATGATCCTGAAGGTTATCATGAAAATGAACTAGAGTATGGTGCTCAATTCACCAAGATTAAGTTGCCTATGGGTTACGTTCTTGAAATTGCTTACGATCCCATTAAGGATGATCGTAGTCTTTTCCCTGAACTTGCTCCTGGTACTAATCGTACGATTGAGTCTTATGCTATGGACATTTTTGATTTCGGTGCAACTAACCAGAAAGCATATGATGCTTCTCGTACCGAAAACATGACTTGCGTAATGCAAGATGGTGTTGAATCGTATTTCAGTGTATCGAACGTTTATAACTTCGAGACTGGTGCGATTACCGATGGTTCCAATGCTTATTCTCCTAACAAAGAACTTGGTCTTTATCGTGAGACTAGTGGTGCTCTTTGTGTATGGGACGTAAGCCGTATTGGACGCGTCGAATTTAAGCCGCTTGCTGCATAATTGATTATAATTTTTTAGTTGAGAAAGAGGCCGTAAAAAGCCTCTTTTTCTTTTTAATCTAAGATGCATGAAAAACATTTTACTATTACTTCTACTTAGTTTTACTGTAGAAGCACAAGTTGTTTATTTAGAAGGTGAAGTTCCTATATTAATAACAGTTCCTCATAACGGTACTTATAATACTCCATTTATTGAAGATAATCCAAATAAACTGGCTGATCTTTATACACGTAGTATAGCTAATGCTATTTATGAGTTATCTGAAGTTAAACCACACATATTAATTTTTGACTTACATCGTAAAGATGTTGATGTTAATCGTCCTAGCGATGGTACTTTTTATTATGAAATGTATCATTATGCGATTCAAAAACTATTACCAGAAATTAATTTGTTAATAGACTTACATGGACATACGCATAAACATGAATTAATTGAGTTTGGTTATGATGTATCTAAACAAGATATAAACAATAGAACTTATTCACCTAATTTAAAGTATAAACAATTTCACTTATCTCAAGAAGATATATTGTTTAATTATTCGTTAGGTAACTACTTAAGCTATTTAAGTTATCCATCAAGTAAAATACAAACTTTAAATGGTTCTTATTTTAATGGTGGCTATACTGTTGAACAGTATGGTTCTGATGATGTATTAGCTATACAAATAGAATTACCAAAAGAACTTCGATTTAACAAAAATCTAAGAGATGAGTTTAGTCAAGAAATGGCTAAACATTTACTAACTTATTATGAAAAAATAAAATGGAACAAAAAATAAGAAAAATTTGGGTCAACCCGGTTGAACGAAACTCTCCCCAGGGACGACATAAACAAATGTATGTAACTAAGATTGGTGATGTAGCTACACCAGTAACTTCTATGCGTAAGTCACGTGAAAACGGAACTACGGTAGAATATTCTTTTCCGTATAATGCAGGGAAGAATAAATTACATACTTTATTAGATCGAGTTATTGTTAATCCATTACAAGGATTAAACGCAGAAGATGTAATTAATGCATATAATGTGCATCCTGATTATCAGAAACAACTCGATTTTATTCTTGATCAAAAGAAAATCACTGAGCAAACCTTACTAGAATTAAAACATGGTCAAGCTCCTGATTTCTACAGTGATCGAGTTAGCTATACAATGTTAAACTTACCTTCAGACATTAATCGCTTTGAAGATGAAATGACTTATCTTCAGCAATTAAAGCTTATTCTTTACCCGCGACCTAATATGTTAACTAATGAAACTCCACGGCAGGAACTCCTGATTAAAATGGTGGAAGCATTAGTTGATGCTGATATTATTGCGAAATCTTCTACTGAGTATAATTCTTCTTTACATGACTTTTATGTATCTGAAGACAATGAACAAGAAGTTAATTACGCACGCTCGCGTGAACGTATTGAAGAAGCTATTCATAATCTTTATACACTTAAGAAAAAGATGAGTCCGTTTAAAGCATATCAAGTTGCTTGTGTATTAAGAGAAACCGATGGTCGAGTAATCATTCAAGGAGATGTTTCTTCTGAACGAGTAAGTAAAGCATTATCTGAATATATTAATGATTCCAATGCGAATCAAGATATTAATATTGAAAACTTCAACGAAGTATTTAATCTAACTACTACTCCCGATGGAGCAGAACGATTAGACATTAAATATCTAGTACAACAAGCATTGAATACAAATGTACTCACTCACCGCGATCAACGGTATATTTGGCATTCAAAGCAAGGAACACCTGATGTTTATGACTTAGGTACTTCATACGAAAAACTGATTGCATTTTTCTTAAAAGAATACAAGCAGTATAATCCTAAAGATAAAACATTAACTAACTGGTATAAAGATTTATACGAAGAAGTTAAAAGTAAGAATATTCGATTTGAATAAAACTTTATTAAATGTGTACGGTACATCGTTTACACGCAATGTTTAAACAAGAAGCTAATAAATATGACACCAATCATTATCGTGATTTTCATGATGCTATAATTGATGACATATTGTATGATGCCTCGTTAGACTACGTAGATTTATTTTTTACTGGTAAGAATTATCGAGGATATACTTTAGGTTTTGAAACTAATCAACAACGCATTGATATGCTTGGCAATTTAGTTCAACCCACAACCATTACTCGTGAAAGTTTACAAACTTATTCTGATCAGTTTGAAATGATATTTGCTCTACCACAAGACTATTATCATAACAGTACACTAACTGCTTTTGATGATTGTGGTAATCTTATTAATGTAGAAATTATCGAACATCAAGACCTTAATTCTTCTTTAAACTATAAACAACAATTATTATGGAATAAAGCTTACGCTGTAATTGAGAATAATAAACTTGTGGTTTATTTTCCAAATACAATTAATTCCATAAAGCAGGTTTATGTTAAAAAACCTAATAAACCCTTTATTGGGGGTTATGATACATTAGAATTTATTAACGGCGACGTAACTTATCCGAGTCAAACTTCTTCAGTAGTACATTCAGATGTACCTGATACTTATTGCCGGGTATTAATCGATATTGCCGTACAGAATGTATTTAATAACTTACGAGACTATAACTTTGGTTCTATTAAAGAAAAAGAACTAATTAATCAAAATTTTTAGAATTAAATTTTAATTAAATGCCTAGCATTAAATCTAACGCTCGCGTTCAGGCACAAATGGAAACTACTCTAGTAGCTAGTGACGCTACTGAACAAACGGGTACACTAGTAACCGCAACTACTGCTCTAAATTTAGATAACGGTAGTATCGGTCTTTTGTCCGCTGATTTGGACGGATCACCTGCGCTTGGTGATTTTGTAACGGCTGCAAATGTTGGTGCTTCTACCAACGAAGCAGTTATTTTTGTACAAGGTACGCCTAATTCTGCAACTACGCAGAAAGTTACTCCTTGGGAAGTCGATCATCAAGCTTATATCGCTTCTGATATTATTCATAAAGATTTAGTTCGTAATTACAAGCAAACTTCTTTTAATAGTGGTACTAGCAATGCTGTACAACTATCCGCTACTCCTACGATTGTAGTAGACACCACTTACGGTGTTTATGTTCGTATGAAGTCAGTTAAGAATGATGTATTTTACGGCGACAATGATGATGTAATTTTTGCATCTTATGACACTCCCGCTTCTTTAAGTGGTATCACTAATGCTACCGATAAAGTACTACAAGAAATCGCTGCTGATATTAACCTTCGCTCGAAAGCTACTATTGGTACGAAAGATGTAGTTGTACTCGGTATCGATACTAGCGGTGGCGCAGGTGTAGCTCTTGGTGGTATTTCTACTGCTGGAACTACTATTCCTGTAATGGTACATGATGGTATCACGTATAATATTACATCTGATGCTGCAATGGTACGTATGCTTGCCGATCAAATTGGTGCTACTTCGCTCGCAGAAACTTCGACAATCGAACCTATCGATCTGTCTACTGCTGGTGATGCTGACAACATTGATGCACTCTTGTTTGTAGCTCTACCGAAAGAACCGTTTGCGATTGATGATGATGTAATGAGTCTAATGACTGTTATTGATGTCAATCCTTCTGATGGTCTTGACGGTGAAGTTACTCTTTCTACCACTACGCCAGTTACCCCTACGGGTCTTGGTCGTCAATGGAAAATTAAAAATGAGCGTCGCGCACAAGCACGTATTCACACGATGCAGAATCACCCTCATGGTGAAGTATACTCGGATGGTATTACTTATGTAGATGAATCTACTAATTATGGTTCCTACACTGTAGAGTTCTATAATTACGAAGAAACACTATCTGGACGTGGAAAATACGAAATGTCTGTAACTATTCTATACCCGCAAGTTGAAGATACTGAAACGGTAACTTCTGCTATTGCAAATATTGGTCTTACTAACCCTGCGGTTGGAGTTACCAATACCGTAGATATTAGTGCACACATTTCTACTTTTGAATCTTGGGTAGGATAATAATCCTTATTATTTATAAGAGGGAAGGGAAAGGCTGATGCTTTTTCTTTCCCTTTTTTTTTACATTAAACTATGGCTAATAAACTCTTAAATTTACGAAACTTAGCTCTAAATCGTTTAGAGGATAATTTTCAGATTCCATTAGATATGTTCTTAGTTGAAGGAACAGACTTTGCAACAGAGCGTAGAGGTAGCCCATATGAAGTTTCTTTATATGATGCTTTAGAATTTGCCGTTAAAGAAGGATTAATTGATATAAAATCAGCCGTAAGTTTTCAGTTTTATGATTTGGGTGATAACGCATATGTATTTGCTAATGGAGAAGGTGTTACGTTTGCTAAAAATTCAACAACTGGTGAGCTACTGTTCTCTATCCCAGATAACGTATTAATTTCTGGTGGAGGTGTATTAATTAGTACTGATGATACTGATAGTAATGATGATGCATTCATTCAGCTAAATTTTGCGGGTACTCGTTTGTTTAATCAATCAGTACAAACTGCCTGGAAACCTATAATTGATGTTAGTAATGGTCAAGCTCTACCGAGTAGAGGCGTTCCTTCTTATAAATCTAATATTGTACAAACCGCTCTAACGGGAGTAGGTTCAAATAATATTGAAGTTATGATAAAAGATGCTGGAAATTTATTTTCTGACATTTTAATTAACTTTGTACTACCTTAATATGAATATAATGAGAATCATATATAGTTTTATTTTAATGCTATTCGCATTAAATTTATTTTCACAAGGACTAGGTGCTACTTTTACTGGATTAAATGTGACCGATAATCAAGATGGAACTTATACAATAAGTGGTAATTATAATGATCCTACGCAAGTAACTACTGGATCGGATTTGTTACCCGGTGATTATCTTTGGACACCACCAATTAATCCTGGTGATACTTGTCGTCAAATGCAAATAGATTCAATCTTACAAGCATTTTCTGCACAAGTAACTATTAGAGTTATTTCTAATGGACAAGGTGCTCCTAGTACTCAAAACTCAGTTTTAATGCGTTATACAGATAATAACGCATATGTGTTTATACCATCAGACGCTTCTGATTTATTAACTGAATGTATTTCTCGATACTTTTCAGAGCAGTTAGACATATCTATACAACAAGGAATTGCAAGTAGCTCTACGTTTGATTCCGATAGACCTATACTTAGAACTCCTTCTGTAGGAGAGGTAATTGGAGATAGTACTATTACAGGATGGTTAGAATGGTGGTATTTTACTGCACCTAGTATTT